AAGACAGGGGGGGTCGCCTTGTGGCTAAAAAAACGACCACCTTTAGAGCTGTTACATGACTTGCACAGTACTTGTAAATTATCGCTAGCCCACATATCGCCACCTTTTACACGTGGAATGATGTGATCTACTGTGTCACCTGGCTTACCACACTGCACACACTGCCAACCATCTCGGTCAAGTATGGTAATGCGTAGCTTCTTCCACTTACCTGTGCTTATTGCTTTACGACTCAATACCAGCCCTTAATCTTATGATGTGCTAATGCATTACAAGGATTAGAGTATCGCTTTTCTATGTACTTAAGTTGCCACTCTATCTGTTTATATCCATCTACTGTAGATAAGTATTTAGATCTACCTTGTGGTATACCGTAATGACTACCATTCTTGGCTTTAGGATTCCATCTAGATTCTTTGTAGTTTAGCTCATCTAAGCAATAGAACTGATCTATATCATTAAGCTGTATAAATGCCCATTGACGATAATGATTTATTCTATCTTGTGCAACGGAATAATCTTTTACAAAGACAAAGTTAAATGTAATTAACAATAAGGTGGCCCAAACTCTGCACCTTCCGGGCCTTGCCCTTGGCGGCCCAGCTTTGTGATTTAAGATCACATGCTTGTTTAGGGTAGCATGCGTTGTCAAATCAATTAACATAACCGCAGGTCAGACGGCAAGTCATAATGCGTAGATCATCGGTCTCTAACCAAGTCTCTGCATAGCCAGCGTCCATTATATTTTAACCCGACCTAACTTACGTAGAGCTACAATGTTGTCATCACCTAAGGCCCATACAGCTGTGCGCCAACGCATTTTAACAATGTGGCCACTTGCACCCTGGAATGCCATGTTTGGAGGCAAGTAACAACAGCCTGCATCGCTATCCCATAATTTATTAACCCACCGACCATTACTACTTAATGGCACAAGACATAAACCATTACCATGTTCTAGCCATTTATCTATCCAAGGTGTTACCTTGCTGAATGGTGGATTCATCCATATACGACCAAACCAAGGCTGAGATAGGCCATCATCATCAATAGTGTATTTATGTTTAGTTGGCACATCTACTAATGGATGATTACTGCTTGCTACATCTAAATCAAAGTGTAAACCTAATGTGTCAAACAACCATTTAGGTGTGTAACACTCGTCTTTGCCATAAACAATATCCATTATTTACCACCCCACTGTTCAGCCATAGCTCTAGCAATACCGATAAACGTCTTAGACCTAATCCTAGATCTTTCAGCTTTAGGTTTACCCCAAGCATCTGCATACCATGTTGGCATACTTCTACCACTTTCATAGACTGTTCGAGCTTCTGGTTTTACTACACTTGTAGGTTTAAGTAACGGCACACCTTTAAGCCACAAACAGGTGCGCTTCTCATAAGGATCGCCATATTGATAGGGTTGCACAATTTGGTCAGGCTTTCTATACACACTGCTCATGATACCGACAGGATTCTCTATTACCACTCTCTCACAGTTTAATTTAGTAAACAACATGAAGAAGTCTATAGATGCCTGCTGCCTACCATCCTTGCGCTTTTGTTCAAACCATGCAGCTCCAGATGATGCTAAATCTGTGCAAGGTGGAAAGGCTATAACTAAATCCCAATCTTGGTTAATGTAATCTCTAACATCACCATGTAAATGCCAATCAGCATGGCCACCTGATGATTCTAAAATATCGTTAGAATATGCCTCATGGCCCAAAGCTCTAAACTCTTTACATACTGTTTGGCTTTCTTCACACGCTAGCAATACCCTCACTTAGCGCCTATCAATGCACAAGTGTGGCAACCACTACCTAGGAATTGCCAGCCACCACACTGCTTGCATCTATCTAAGTTACTGTCGGGTATATGTAAAGCCTCAGCTATATTCTTAACACCAACACAGCCACAGTCCATACACTGATAAGCCTTAAATCCTTCAGGCGTATCTAACTGCTCAAGCCATAAGAACTCGGTCTTACGATCACACCCATTACACTTAAATTTTGTGTACATGTGATAAAATCCCCTTCCTTATTGTCTGCAATGACACTGAGAACATACCAAATACTGTCCATCATGTAATAACCTGTCATCATTACACGATACACATCTATCGGTACTAAGGTTTAGGCTTTCTTTATCGTTTTCCATGCGTAATGTAAAGCCTGAACCGTTCCTGACTTCAATAAATCCCATTATTCCTCCTTTCCTTGTGGAAAGAACCAATTACCGCTGGCATCTTGCTTAGCCCACACAGCATGCTCTTTAATACGATCTAAACATAAATACCCGTAGTAAGGCTTGCCATTAGTTTTGCTAACACCTGTAACTAAGTTATTACCTTTAGCACAGCATGCTGGTGGTGCTTTAGGTGGTGTCACAGTTGCAGCTTTAACCCAGTCCTCATTACTAATAGGCAAAGGATCTGTACGATCTACTGAGAATGTTTGTGGCACAGCTTGTAACTGCACCACTTTATTCATTTCTTCTCTGCTAGCACGTTTGCCCTTAGCCGCGTAACCCGCGTTTGCAAGCGCACGGCCGATCGCTGAAGTCTCGCAGTTTTCCAGTGCAGAAGTTGAATTAACACCGCGATCAGAAATGCTCTCACTAGCAAGTCCAGTCGCACATGGTTTCGCATCGGCTTCCGTTTTATATAATTCAGCACTAACAATGTATCTAGTGTCTGTGGCCTGCTCAATCTTTGTTCCCACTCTTCCATCTGGATAATCCTTCCACCATTTTTCTAGTCGGCTCTCGACTGTTTCATAATCTGCCAGGTTAAATGCCATTAGTATTTCCAATCATCGGTGTCGTCTTGCATGGCATCTGTAATGCTTTTACCAATTGCGAGGTAGGCAATTGCATCTTCGTAATTGTCAAGGTACGCAGGATCTTCAGCTTGCCGGCTGATCTTGACCAACGCCATACAAATTGCAGCTTCGTTTGGTTGAATTGGATAACCCAAATATGCACTCCACAGTTCGGCAATCCTCTTGTGGTTTGTAATTGGATGCCCATAGCGGACACCTCTCTCATGAATAGTTTTGATGACATTATCAAATAACTGTTCAGTTGTTGTTGGCATCGATTTTGCTATCTGTGATCCTACGGTGCATGTCGTAGCCGTCTTTACGACCTTTCCAATAACCTGACTGAAATGCATTATCTTTAATTGTTTCGTAAACGCCCCACGCAATAAAATAACCCAGGACGCTATAAAGCACTATCCATGGTGCTGTTGTTGCAATCATGTAGCCCTACTTTCCATACCACAATTTGTGGCATAGCAATAGTGTCGCATGTGTGTATGACTTTGTGGATTATTTAGGGCGTAGTTTGTATAACGATTAGGTAACGATGTTACCCGTAATACCGCCCTAGAGCTGTAAATGAGCCATCCTTATTGATCGGCACTAACGTGGGTGTTAGCGTCTTTCCTACGGCTTCTAGTATAGCAATACCCATCTGCCAATTCGCGCTTCCATAGCGTATATAAGAGGCTTTTTTTCTATCCATAAGATTACCTACCTCAACCCCGTATAAGGGTCTGTAATGGCTTCCTATGGCTTCTGTGTAGGCACTCATGCCCAGTCTATGGCTATGTCCTGCTATGACCGATTTGCCCCATTTTTTAGCCAAGTTAAGAGCTGTGATACCTGCGTGTTGACTCATGCTGCCTTCATCGCCATGTGCTAATACCCAGCCAGGGTGAAATTCATAGGCTGTCTTGTGATAGTCAATGCCCATAGATGCAAAGTCCATGAACTTAGGATATTGCAGCTCTGGTAAACCTATAAGACCGGGTGCTTTGAGTAGTGTGCTGTATAAACGATCTGTATGGTTAGATCTAATTACCGATGCTTGCTTGCTGTACTCCGTAAGATCCCAAAGAATGTTCTGACAAGCTGCACGATCTTCGTTAAGAGTCTGACTGTAAGCGAGAGGTGTGCCCTCACTCCATTTAGAAATTGTCTGAAAATCAATTTCATCCCCAACCACCAAAACCTCATCAAACTTTTCACGTCTTGCCAACTTAATGACGTTCTTAACTGCCTGCTCATGATGGTATGGGATTTGTAAATCTGATATTACTAGCCAACGCTTAATCTTCGTCTTCTTCTGTAGGATCTATACTAGGTATGATGCCGCCATCACCAATAACCCAGTCGGGCATAGTCGCTCTATCTGATACAAAATACAAGCTACAGCTTTCACTAAAGCCAGCCTTACGTGCAGCCTTGTAGATCTCATTCATCGCAATATAATGCTGATCTAATTTAGATAATGGCTCTGGCGACTTACGCACAATGCGCTTATTTATCTTCTTACGCTTACGCCTTGTATCAGCCATACTACTATTGTCGCTTACACATTAGGGAATATAGATCATCAACACGCTGCTCTAATCTAGTTAACTGATCCTTCATACTTTGTCCACCATTAGGACGTAATTCGTTAAGCCAGCCTTTAACTATAAAACGTAATCCGATTAGACCGCCTGATAGCACAGCTATAACGCCAGCACCAAAGCCAGCCCATTCTGTAGGGGTCATGCTTCATCTGCACCGATGCCATAAGCACTGTCGGATTTGTCTAAAGCCCTAGCTGCCGGGCCTGCAAGTGCGGCCACTACCACTGATATAACTGGATCTAGTCCTAACTCATTACTGGCTAAGAATGTTAAGAATGATACAAGCACACCCCTAAAATATGATTTAAGTATTGCCTTTTGCTTATTGCTTATTTTCATATGTTACCCCCTAGTAGTGGTATATCAAACGGCTTGCTGTCTTTATCGCCTAACTTTGTAAAACTAATATGTATGTGCTTTGTGTGTTTGTTAAAGCCCTTGTACTTACGCCACTTAAAATTAAGTATCTTGCTAGCAATCATGCCATTATGGATTACGTAAGATATGCGCTTATCGGTCTTACCACAGATTCTGATTTGGTCAGCCAAATATACTGAGAGCCCCTCGGATGAATCCAAGCGAGAATCAACATCAATGGCTCGTACACACCCATCTGCATCTGGATTATGATCCGATTTTGTGGCGGAATGACGAGCATCACCCAACCACCCATCAGAGGTAGAGCGACGATCTGGGTACCAGGTATCAATCTGATCTCTTAACTGTGTACCTGCACCGCATAGCCATGGCTTCATAATTCTGTATCGTGATCGGTATTTGTGCATTCCCATTTAGCAGCTGCAGCATTTAGTATTGCTTCTGCATGGCATTTAGGTGGCATAAAAATATCTTCTAATGGTAAATACGTATAACCTATGCCAGCATAATTACCCCTGATTTTTGCATTATAAGACGTACGCTTACAGGTTTGTCCTCTAAAGTTTCCATACCAAGTTTCTGTATCTAATCCTTCAATAGTTTGTGACTCATCAATACCTACTATAACTTCGGTAACAATTCCATCTGTGATAAATGCGTAATGTGCCATTATGCCCAACTCACATTTCCAGTACCAGCTGTAACGCTAGTAATTTTATATCCACCATCTGTGCTAGTCGATAGAGTTAATCCACCGCCAGGATTTGATATTGTAAAAGTATTAGGATATTTAAGAATTACAATTCCTGAGCCACCGTTAGTTGCTGCTTTGTCACCACTGCCACCATTTGAACCACTGCCACCACCAGTATTAGCACTTCCATTAGCAGCAGTATTTAATGTTGTTGAACCATTACCACCACCGCCTAAACCACCAGTGCCTGCGTTTGCTATTGCGCCACCGCCTCCGCCACCTGCGTAATAAACTGATGATCCAGTTATTGAGACTGCAACACCATCACCGCCGTTACCACCATTAGAATTGTTATTAGCTGGAGTTTGACCAACTGCTCCTGCGCCACCGCCACCGCCAGCAGGATAATTGTTACTCTCTTTACCTTGACCACCGGCAAAACCTTGATTAGCTGTTCCTGCCCCACCTGCACCATTACCAAAAGTTTGTCCACCGCCACCAGATCCGCCACTGGAAGCTTCTAGTGGGAAAAATCCACCTTTGCCGCCACCAGTTGAAGTAATTGTAGAAAATACTGAATCTGAACCATTGGCAGCACCAGTACCACCAGCACCGACAGTCACTGTGTAATTTGTAGAAGTAGTAAAAGCTACAGCACTTTCTAAAGATCCACCGCCACCAGTTGCAGAAATTGTTGAGCGTAATCCACCTGCACCACCTGGTCCTGGATTATTTGTAGAGTTTGCACCTGGCGCACCGCCACCGCCAGCAACTACAAGATAATCTATTACTTGCGCCAGCGGAGCTAAACCGGTTAATTGGGCTGTAATTGTATTTAACATTTATTGAATAGCCCCTACAACATACCAAGTATTAGCAGCTGTTTTAATGCATGCTGCAGATTTATTTTGTAAAAGTATTGGTGCTGCTGCTGTTGCGCCAGCACTTAATACTGTAGTAGTGCCTGGTGTTACTGCACTAATTGTGCAATTACCTGCACCAGTATTTAATACTGTAATTACTGTGCCTATTGCAAACGCTACAGATGCATCTGTTGGTATCTTAAATGCTACAGCTGTGGCTTTATTCATTAATTGTAATACTTGATATTGATCCGCAAGTACAGCTGTGTAATCTACTGTGTTAGCAGCACCTATAGTAAACGCTGTTAAACCATTAAACATGCCAGAAGTAAGTACATCACCTGTTGCTGCTGGGAATCCTGTTGCCATTATATCTCCTTAATAAGATAGTACGTTTTGCCCTAAGACACCGTAATCTACGTTGCCTATTATAAACCCATCTATGACAGGTTCGAGTGTTGTAAAGGTTGTTTTCCAACTATTCGGTGTTATGTTCATGCGTACACCAAAAATCTGTAGGGTCTTCTCTAGCAAAGATCCACCTGGCTGGGTAGTAATAATGGTTATAGGATCAAAGAAATCTAGATTTAAGGCTGCGACTATGCCTGTATCGTAATTAGGCGTGTATAGGTCTAAGACCATGGCATCACATCTAATAGAGGTCTCTGCTCTACTTGCTACATAAGCCAAGGCGTAATCTAGGGCTACTGCATCGGTCTGCATAAGTAGGTTGTCTAAGAAGTAACTGTGTAAAAAATATTTATCTATAGAAGCTTGATTAGTTGCTATCTGTGCTGTACCGCCAAGCCTAGTAACTGTGGCTTTGTTAAATATAAGCACATCATTTAATACCCAGTTAGCGTCAAAGTAATTTATGCCTGTGCCATTATCTGCAAAGACTGTAGGTGTGCTTGCAATAGATCCTACGGTTACAGCTCTATCTTGAAATACAAATGAGCCAGCGGCATTTACATATAAAGATCCATATTCAGACGTTGCCACAGTAGTTAAGGCTTGCAAGGCTGTGCGGTTAGTGCCTGGGTCTGCTTGCATAGTAGTAAGACCTGCATCTATATCACGCATAGTTGCTGGCCAGTCAATTTGATCTAATATCTTGTTAATGCGTGTGCCTGATAATTGTCCAGCAGTGGCATCTGTAACTGTGCTGATCTGTGCTAACTGCGTTAATCTAAATGCATCTACAGCTTGTATAGTCGTAATGGCTAAATCTTCACCAGAGTCGTCTGGGTAAGTCGTTACATAACTTGTAGTGAATCCGCTAAATATAGGATAGGTAATGCCATTATGAGTAGCAGTAATCTGCACCTTCTTCATCGGTGTTAATAAATTGTAATATGGTCCGCTTACATTTTGTGGGTTAAAGTCACCATTCTGATCTACTATGCGTAATGTAAGTGTGCCTGTCTGAAATTGATCTGATAGTGCTGTACGGCCTCGGTTAGTCTCAATACGATTTACTTGATTAGATACATCTACAATTACGGATGCAGTATCAGCTAAAACGTTAGTACCTAATATGCCTTGGCCAATTATCATGGCCTGAGCAAAGCGAGGTCCAGTGCTAAAGTTAATTGTTACATTTATTACTGGTACCGCCATTATGGTAATCCGCCATTAGCAGATGTGCTATACCCACTTCTATTAGCCACCTGAATACTTTCAGCCATTAACTGTGCAAATCTATCGCCAGATGGTGAGCTAACTGTAAGGTTAACATCTACTGATCTATTGCCTGATTCCCTAGCTCTTTCAGATGCAATTTCTGATACGTTCATACCAGCATAAGAAGATGAGCCTACTAATTGAGTTGCTAGATCTTGGAAATAACTAGTGCTTAATTGTGTAACGTTACCACCGCCACCTAGAGAAGTATTACCTGATTCTCTAAGTCTTTCATTTAATATTTGTTGAGAAGTCATATTTTGATAACCTATTGTGCCGACTAACATCTGTGAAAGTTTCTTAAAATATTCAATACTTGCATTACCAGCAACGTCTAAAGCACCTGCTAGATCTACAGCACTTTTGGCAGCGTTCATCTCTGCTAGTAATTTCTTAGCCAAAGCCTCATTATTATCTAATATGGCTAACTGTGCTTTTAGGCGTAATTTAGTTTCTTCATCTGTTGCAGCGTTTAGTGCAGCTGTAAGTCCTATGCGCTCTAAGTCAAACTTGTCTCGTAATTGATCTACGGCAGTCTTTTTCTTGAGCTGATCATTTTCTGCTTTACGTAATGTTACAGCGTTCTTAATTGCCTGTGATTCTAATTTTCTTTGTTGAGCATTGATACGACCTGCAGTTCTTTCTGTACCGCCTCGGTCTTGCTGTGGCATAGCATTTCTGCCTAGTTGTTGCAAGCCGCCAATATAACCACCTAGGACTGGTATATTTTTTACATCAAATATATTGCCAATTCCAGGTATGGTTGTTAATTTTTTAAGTCTCTCAGCTACTATGCCTAGGCCTGTAATAACTTCAGCTGTGGCTGTAGCAAAATCTTCCATGTTATTACTTAAGCCCTCAATACTATTATCATCGCCTAATGCTGCTAGTGCATCTAATAAACTTTTTCCTATAGTTTCAGATGCGTTAGCCGATGCAACTCTTAATAAATCCATCTTGCCTGCATAAGTATCTAATCTAGCCGCTGATTGACCTGCAAACTTTGTATTTAACTCTTCCATGATCTTATTCATGTCGCCAGTCTTTAGTAATGTCTTACTTAGACCAGCACCTAATCTACTTAGACCAGTAGTGTTACCTGCAAAGCCACGTGATAGAGCTGTAGTAACTTCACCTAAAGATCTACCTGTGGCCGCACTTACGTTTAATGCAGTACTTAATGCATCTTGGCTTTTAGTTATAGATCCTGTTACTGTTAATAATCTTTGGAATGCTGGGCGTAATTCATCATCTAATACGCCTGTAGATTTTTGTAGATTAGCAATATACAGCTCTACACCTGGTGCGCTAAATTGATAGCCAGTGTTTTTTAATTGTTGCTCTAAAGATTTAGCGGCCTTCTCATCGGCCATAAATGCTTTAACTGCCGCTTTACTATATTTAGTTAAAGCTGTAACGCTAAAGGCTGTGGCAAATACTTTGGCAAAACTTTTTATCTGTTTATCAAAGGCTGATACTTCTTTCTTAGCCTTTTTTAATCCTTTGTTATCAAAGGTGCTAAGAGCCGATACTACTAAGGTAGGCACAGTTATACTCCCGTAAATCCACGAGCTGCTCGCTCTTTATAAAATCCTAATACTTGACCCTTTTTCTCCAAAGGTAACTTTTTGTAATACTGAAATATGGCTTCATCTATTGCCTTTTTCAAATCTTCATAAATCTTACCCTGATCCTCTGACCATGCTTTATAGATTACGCGACCTTTATTCTTACGACCTCTACGACCCACAGATCCTGCAAGTGTTGCATCTACTACCTTTGGTAGTGCTTGTATGAATTGCACACCTGCATCTGGGTTAAGTGATGCACCTTGTGAGCCTTGTGTCTTACGACCTGCAGTCTCATAGATTGCGCCGGGTGCTGACTCATTAGACACATAGTTATAAACTGAGTAGCCTTTTCTGTTTTTCTTATTAGGGCCAAGTTTATATTTAATACCGCTTCTAGCTGTAGATTGATCGTACGCTGGAAATGGTCTGCGCTGTCCTTCTTGTGGCTCTGCTGATTTTGTCCAGCCACTTAGCACATTTTGCTCACTTGGTAAATATTGTTTTGCTTTATATGCGACTTTAATCATAGGTGCTTTAAGACTGTCTTTGACGTTCTTGTACATATCCTCGTCAATTTCATCTACTGCTTTAAGGAACTCTCTAACGCCGTTTACGACTACTGGCATTTTTGATCTCCTTTGCTCTATCTTGTAAAACCTGCACGATTGCTCGTAGCATCTCTGAGTCCATATCAATAAACTCACTAGGCGCGATCCCTAGCTCTACAGATAAACTTGCTATCGCATAGAGCGTAGAATCACGCTGTACTATTTTTTTTCTTCGTCTAATACCTCGACAGTTTCTAAGCTGTCAATAAACTCAATACCAAACACAGGTACAGTTACGTTAGCCCTACGTAAGCACTCATGAGCAAGGAAATAGATCTCCGTCTGCCTCTCGTGATCACGTAGGACTTTACTAATCCCTGCGCCATACTTTAACTCAAAAGCGTACTCGACACCCGGCGTAATCTTGTGTTCAGATATTTCGCCGTTAGCCCTTGTTATCTTTAGCTTTGCCATTATTACTCCTTATGCGACTGCTACAGCGACTGTGCTGTTGCAAGTAAATGTGATGCTTTGTGATGATATATCAGCTACTGCGCCATTTACATTCTGTAGATTATTTACCAATACAGATGCTGTATATGAAGGGTTAGTTGCAGATACGGCAGCACTTGTCTGCTTAATTACACATGTTACAGTAGTGCCATAGGCAGCACGTAATGTAGGGATAACTGTTGAAGCAGCATTATCATTTAAGAAATCTAAAGTAATTGTGCTTGCTTCTAAGCCTTTAGCAAACTTATGTGAAGTATCGCCCATAGCGGTTACTTCCAGCTCATCAAAGGACTGGTTAATTGTTACAGCTGTTACATACGCTGATAGATCAACGCTGTTTAGCGTAACTGATACGCCATTGTTTAAGAATATGGCCATGATTACTCCTTGTCTTTCTCTTTAGTAGGGGTTGGTGCTGGTGCTTCTTGGATCTGGCCTATCTTTTTTAAGAAGGCTAAGTTTTCTGCATCTGTACTCATTTTAACTCCAGCTCGTTAGGATTGATACGGTAATTTCAGATACCAGCAAATCACCACTAGCGGCGTTGACTATAGCAGGTGCTGAAATACTAGATATGTTTAGCACCAAAGATGATGCGTTTAGTTTTGTTACTACTGCAAGTATAAAAGTTTCCATGCCTGCTAGGTTGCCTTGATTGTCAAATGCTGGCGTAGTCATAAGAATCTTAAAGTTTGCTAGTGGTGCAATACTTGTAATGTCATTGTTAGATGGCACGATATAAGGATCACCAGGTGTAACTACTACGCTGTTAGCTAGTAGTGTTGCCGGTGGAAAACTAAAGGTAGACCACACGCCTGCATTGGCTAAATCTGTTGCAAGTGTGCTGCGTAATGTGGTTATTGCAGCTGGCATTAGCCGACCAGTGAGTTAGGACTAGAATACGGTTGGATGAGGCCTCTGATCCTATTTACCAGTTGGTACCCCATCCTGTAAGGACTTGCAGATACCCCATCCATACCTACCCCACCAGTCTGGCTAACTTGACGTGCTTGCCAGATGTCTACAGCTACGATCATCGCAGCCTCTCTTATGGCAGGGGTCGCAGTGTAAGCCTGTGCTTTATGCTCTGGGCCAAGTGCCCTACCGTATGGTTTGATAAAATGAAAGTTGTCATCCGCAGCTGTCTTTGCGTATTGAATAAAGCTGTATCCGTTAGGGTATGAACTAAGTGCGTATGTACTCCAAAACATTGTGCCGATTGAAGCGGGCACTGTAGTACCTGGAAATGATCCTGTTAATGTGTATGTGCCGTTATACGTTGCACCACAATTAGACACTGTTATTGATTGACCTGTAGTAAATATGCCAGGATTTGATAATACTAAAGTTGCTACGTTATTGCTAATAGATGAAGCTACTACTGGGGCATCGTTATGCCATAAATAACCCTGTATTAAATCTTCTGCCGATTGGCAGCACTCTTCCACTGTAGCGTCACTGTATAAAGTGCCAATACCTAAATTACTGCGTAACTCTGCCATTGTTACCATCGCAGCGGCCATAGTGTCCTCTCTTAAAAAGCTCCCTAGGGCTAGGGCTACTAAACCCTAGGGATTATTAAATTACTAAGTTATTAGCTTAGGTTGAAGCGACGAACTCCACCAGCGACTAATACACCAACGGCCATGTAGCCATATAGTGCTGTTTCGATCTCGCCAGTTGCTGGCTGATTTACAGATAGTCTTAGAATTGGTGATTCGTAAATTGATACTGAAGATGGAACTACAATAAATGCAGACTCATCGATAGTTGTTGACACTGCGTTTGGATCTACGTATAGATCTAGACCTAATACGTTACCACGTAGTGATGTTGGTTGTGCAGCTCCTGCATTGTTCATTGGATTAGCAGCGTTGTAAATTGGGCGACCAGTTGTATCTGTTGCGCCTAATAGTAGTGACCACTGTGATGTACCAGCGATGTAACGTGTTGCTAACTCGCCTGTTGCAAGGTATGCAGCTGGTGCTTGTGTAGATACGTAGGAAATAATTCCTGCTGAATCTGCTGCTACTCCTGTAGCTTGTGTGCCGCCTGCTGTTAATGCTGCAATAACTGCTGCATCGGTTGCTTTGTTATAAGCACGTGTCATGTTATCAAGCATCGCTGCAAAGAACTCTGGTGAGCTGCGCTCTAAGATTTCTAAGCTGTAGCGTTGTAGTCCAGCATACTTCTTAACAGTTAGGTTTACGTATGAAGATACAATACCTGTTTCTGAAGGTGCTGCGGCTTCTGCAGTCTCTGCAACTGTACCTGAAGTAGTGATTTTAGGTACTGAGATTGTCATACCTGCGGCTGGTAGCGCACGTGAACCGATTGCGTCTACTGCTGGGCGTGATCCAATAAGTGTATCTACTACTGTAGGTACGAATTGTGTTGGGCTAAATGCTGGGTTAGTAGTAAATGAATCATCTGCTGCAGTTAAGAATTTAGCAACGTCTGCTTCTGCTTTCATTACCCACTGTGCTGATTCATTGTTACCTAATTTTGCTTTGATGCTGTGTTCTAGCATGTGAGCTTGTGTTCTAATTGGTGAGCGAGGCTCTGTATAGAATGATGCACTGATTGTTGGGCGTGCAGCCTCTACTGGAGCAACCTCTACCACTGGTACTGCTGTTGGCTCGGTGGTGTTGTCCACTTGTGCCTCACTTTCCGTAGTTGGTTGGATTGTTGCATCCGCTTCGCCTTCGCTAGCGGCAACTTTAGTTACTTGTGCTTCTGTAAATGCTGGTGACTCGACAAGGCTTACTTCTTTTAATTGCGCCTTAGTTACATAAATATAATCTTTTTTCTGTGATGATTTAATTACATCTACACCTACAGATAGGCCATCTATTAACTGCTCACTTGCAAGCATTAACGCATCTGATCCTTGCATGCTTGCGCTAATTTTAAAGCTAGCATAGATACCATCTTGTTCTTCATTAAACTTCTGCATACGGCCAATAGGCTTATCGTTGCGGTGTTGCATAAGCATCTTAATCTTGCCTGGGTCACCTACATCTATTGACCCTTTAGCAAAGACTACTTTGCCAACACTGGTGTTACCAGGTGTTTCAAACGGCACAATTTTGCCTGCAATAACTCTGCGCTCACTATCTGCGCTTTCTATTTGACTACTAAATGTAAGAATCAATTTGAATCCGCCCATGTTAAGACTGCAAAAGTAAATGATGGGGTAGTACCAGCGATTGTGCCAACTACTCTTAACTGATCGGTAAATGCAGTAGTTAATCTAATTACTTCTCGTGTAACGCCTGTTGCTTGTGTAAATGTAGCAATAGTATTCCAGTTTGTGCCATCTACTGTGTCCTGCACTACTACGTCTAAGGTAGGTAATGTGCCGCTAGCTGCTGTAACGTTTAATTGCATTACTAATAGTCTTGCTGCAGATAGGCCTTTAACCGCTGTGCCAGTAACTGTCTCAGTACGAGCAGCTGACGCTAGTAGTGTTACTGTGCTAGCAGGTATATTGGCTTGTTGTATATCACTCATGCATTTTCTCCTTTAGCGCTGTTAATGTACTCAGCATCGCCGCTTTGATTTCCGTTGGGTGTTAGATCTTCCATTTCTTTTGCTTGCTCTAGGTCTATAAGTCCTAGGGTTAACATCTTCTCTATTGTTTCTAGTCTTGCTTTATCATCTGTTCGTAAAAACGTTTCGCTGATATTAAAGCGCACAGTGTGGCCGTTGGCTGTTATATCGTTCATGCTTAGACGATCCTCAATTGCACAGATATAAGGCTGTAGTGAATAGGCTACAAACTCTTTACGGCCATCAATTATATTCTGATAAGTCATGCTGTTGTTCATGTCTGCACTTATGTAATATGCAGGTACGTTCATAGCACGTGCAATTTGTGTCGCTAGATATTGTGATGCTTCGTTATACATCATATCTTTAGGACTAAAACCAACAGTTTCATAAGATAATGTGCTAGTTAGGTATGCAGTAGATCTTGATTGACGTGCTTGCTTCCAAGCTGCTAATAATCCTTGTACTTGTGACTCTGGCATATCTGCACCAGTGTTTTTTAAGAATCCTGTTGCCATAGGTGTCTGTGCTGCTACGGCTGCAGCCTTTTCTAAATCTAATGCGCTTTGTATTGTGCGGCCTGCTGTTTGTAATACACCTTGTGTTAATCCTTGGAATGTAACTAATGATCCAACGCCAACCATAGGAACTTTTTCGTTATCTACTGTGTAATATAAAACTTCTGTACCTAATGGATTTAATTGTGCAACTACTCGTGTGTTGTTAATCCATTCAAAACGTGCTGGTCTTAAATCATCTGCATAAACTTCTGTAACACGCCAATATGCAACACCGTAAAATATAAGACTATCGACAGTCCACGAGATAGTGACGGATCGTGGCTGTCGAATATCTGGCTGCTCGCACCAGAGTGGCTTCGCTAATTCTTCGCCTGTAGATTTTCTATACAGCTCTAATGGTAAATATCCTATAACACCTTTAATTAAATTAGCGCATCTGTTAACAGCTGGTACTTGTGTTGCAAGTGTGCGATCCATAGGACCTGCACCAAATGTGTTATATCCAAAACCAATTAAACTATCGCCCATAACGGCAGGGGCGTATTGCGCTTGTAGATTTTCTTTTTTATTATTTATACCTAAAGCAGACAATAGACCCATATGTATACTTTATAGCATAAAACGTACTAATAGTGCAAATTAGACAAAGATTTGCGCGGTTTGTTGTGGGCGTGTCAACTGGCTTACGACCATGGCTAGGGATATTGCAGCTGTAACGTCACCTGCAGATTTACGCCTAATAATGCGCCAGCCAGCATCGCTAGTCTTAGCGGCACAGTTATTTAGGTGCTGTACTAGATCTGCTTGACCACTATGCACCATTCTGCTATTAGCCATACTGTCCGATAAATCCGAACACGCCTGGTAAAAGGCTTGACCAGATACATCTTGCATACGCCATCCGCTTTGCTCTAATCGTGTGGCTATTGATTGCGTGGCGTACTTGTCAAAGCAAATTATATGTGGGTGGTATTTACGTGCCCACTCATTAATATCACTTGCCATCTTTACCTCATCTATTGCAATATCACTATGCCACAGCTGTGCAAGTCCTACGGCTATTTTGTCGTCTTTCATCTGACCCATAATTAAAGCACCTGATCTTCTTGTAGGTGCAATATCAAAAGCCATTATAGTCATTGGCCCGACAGGGATCTCTAGTGTGCTGTCACTGCATGCTTCTATACTGCCATAGACCCAAGGACTTACTGCGCTATCTACCCACTGGCATAACATCTCAGTACGTGTAGCTTCTATGCTGTTTGTGTTTACAGATTCTTCTAATGTGTCTTCTGTTATCAAATGTCCTAATGCTGGATTAGCCATAGCCCAGGCTTTGCGATCATGGACTTTACAATGCTGTGGTGCGCTGTATTCGTAATAACCTAGATTGTCTGGCGGATAAGATTTGCAACGCTCTACTAAATCATTTAGCACCGTACTAAATCCATCGCCTGCGTTACTTGTCATTAAAGTCATGGCCGCTGGCCTTGCACGAGTGACTGGCAATGCAGCTGTATACGCCTCTGGTGTCCATTCACGCAACTCATCTATATATAGGAAGTCTGCAGTCTTACCACGTGGTGCGTCTCTGGTCGCTGCTGCTATCTCATACCTAGCACCGTTATTTAATGTAATAGATTCTTGACCATTAGCAAGTCTTATCTGTCTTACTTGTTTTAATAGAAATTCATTATCTTGTATTGTGTATGCAACTTGCCTAAACGTATCTAATGCCATATTACGGTTAGAAGACATACCCAGCACGTTCTTAGATCCCCATAGGAAGAGATGCGACAGTATTAGCATACGTGCCAGGTGCGTCTTGCCGTTTTGACGGGCGACTAATACTAGAGCTGTTTTCTTGCGCCACATACCAGCATCATCTACAGTTAGTAGATCATCTAAGACCCAGCGTTGCCATGGGATGAGTGGTAGCCCTATCTTCTTGGCTAGATCTGCAACTTCTTGTGATTTAGATGGGCCAGTCAATAAAGGCGTGTGAATTCTAGGCTCAGTGCTGCCAATTAGCCCGACCCCTCGTGGCGTCTGTTTTACTTCCGTATCACTTTGCATCGAAGTCAAGCGTATCAGGTTTAATAAATGGTGAGTCTGGCACCGTTCGCACCGTCTCAGGGAGAGAACGTTGTGA